GTAAAGTATATAACTCGACATAGAACAAAAGGCCAAGGTAAAAAAGATATAGAAAAAGCTATACACTATGCCCAACTTATTCTAGAACTAGAATACAAATAGGAGAAAGGAAACTCATGTTCAAATCAAATCGTAACCCTCAGTTTAGATCTAAGTTCAGTGAAGATATATTCAATGCTAAGTACGCTCATGAAGGCGCAGAAACTTTGCATGAGTTAGCTTGCACTCTGGTTGAAGATGTCTGCCAAGATAATTTAAGCCGTGATGAAAAGGAAGAACTCATAGATCACATCTCTAATCTACGTTTCCTTCCCGGTGGACGTTACCTATACTATGCAGGTAGAGATAAAAAGTTCTTTAACAACTGCTACCTTCTTAAAGCAGAAGAAGATACAAGAGAAGATTGGGCCAACTTATCTTGGAAGGCAGAGTCTTGTCTTATGACAGGTGGTGGCATAGGTGTAGACTATTCTGTGTACAGGGCTGAAGGACAAACCCTGAAGGGAACAGGTGGTATAGCTAGTGGCCCTCTACCTAAGATGGAGATGATAAACTCCATTGGTCAAAAGGTTATGCAAGGTGGTAGCCGTAGGTCTGCTATCTATGCTTCTCTTAACTGGAAGCATGAAGATATAAATAAATTCTTAAAGATAAAGAACTGGTTTGATATACCTGTAGGTACAACAGGACAAACCTTATTTGATATTAAACAAGATGACTTTAATTTTCCTGCACCTCTTGACATGACAAACATCAGTGTTAATTACGACACAAAATGGTTACTTAATTATTGGGAGAAAGGAGAGATAGGAAATGTCTTTCAATCTAATTGTGGTCAGGCTCTTAAAACTGGAGAGCCGGGGTTCTCATTTAACTTCTTTGAAAAAGAAAATGAAACACTTCGCAAC